CTACCAGTCAGACCACTACAATTACTAGCTTCGCAAAGCCATAACTTTTTAAAGTTTATCTGTGCGTCCATCCCCTCCCCAGGTTTTCCCACCTCTAATGGGTGAAACATCCACGCAGTAAAAAATAACTCGGTGGCAGGAGGAAATACAAACGTTCGTTTGTAGTGATTATTATCTTTATATATAGTGTAATCAGCGATGAACGATTTAGTTCCACTAAGCTTATACGTACCTGTGTACTTTGTGGTGTCAGGTAGTGCAGTCTGTGCTTCATAACCGCCAATTTGTGCAGCATTTGGACCTTCGAGGATTTTTTCACCAATTACACCCTTCTCAAAATCATCCCACAGAATAACATGTGGTCCTCCACCGTGTCCGGTAACTGGTATGGTGATGATGTTTCCACTGGAAATTGTTCCTGTTATTGTCCCAGGCATAGTAGGAGCTGCATTAGCGTCACTATAGATGATAAGTAGCAGTGTTAATACTGTTAAGAGATATCTCATTCTGCCGCTCCTCCTTTGAAGTACGGATACGTAACATACGTTCCGTCAGTGTGTTGTGATACTATTCCAACATTTGTCCCGGTATTGCATGGGTTAGTTGGATCACTAGTAAACGTGTAATCAGGTGTTCCTAAATCAGATGGGCCTGTTCCTGTTTTACCCAACCACACACTAAATGTTGTGTCGTTATTGATGCCTGAAACTTGAGCTACAAGCCTAGTTGGTGTAGTAATTGCAGCTATCTCAATATATGTCAACGATGCTTCATTTGTTTCTTTTAAACTTTCAATAAGAGTAGATCCATTATAAACTTTAACCGATAGCCTTGTTATGGTTTCAGAGTACCTATACAACTGCACCACGTAATAGTTTCCACTGTTGATTGTCGCATGCCTAAGCGACAATGCATATGTTTGACCGACGACAGGGGTAGCAATTGTAATAGTATCTGCCCATTGGCACTCAACGCCAATTGATGATGATGACCTCAATAATCTGTAATAAGGTGACGTGGTCCCGACGTTTCTAACTCCACCCCCGCCAATCTCAAAAGTACTTATATCTTGATAAAACCCTACCAGGTCATCAAACGTTTTATCTAAAACAACAGTACTTGTCCCACAAGTTCCTGGAGTTACAGAACTAGCATTATATAACTGGATTAATTGTTTAGATCCGCTTATACTTAAATTAGGAATTGCTAATAAAAATAGAACTAAAAATAATCTAAACATTACTGTCCTCCATCTGTCCAGTGACTTCCATCAACTGTACCTGATAGACAATACCAACCATCAGTACTTTCGTATTCACAATAGATAATATCTCCAATAGTACTAGTATTTGTAGCCTTATCTCCATCATCAAGAGCTACACCATCTAAAACCATTCTATCATCAGACTGTGTGGCTACAGATACAGCAACAGCTGCACGAGTGATTACAGTAAAATTCATACCTGTAGCTAAAGCATCACAGGCTGTAACTATTGCTGCCGAAGTGATGTGGATAGTTCCATTGTAACATTCTTTTGAATTATCAGTTCCAACAGTATAAGCTGCAGCCTTAGAATTAACTGTGGGTCTTACTGCATTATCTACTAATCCAGCATTAAGAATAAGACCTGTAGAACCTACACCTGAAGACACCGGAACTCTCATGTCAAAGTTTCCTAAATATAATGATCTGTCAGCAGTAGGATCTTCTACACTAGGAATTATCTGAAACTCATCAACCGTAGCCCCCTCCCAAACTATAGGCCCCATAGTAAGGGAGTTAGCGCCAGACAAATCTACATCACTTGTAGGAGTATAATTAGTAATATTTAAAAGATCACTAAAATTACCTAAGGTTACAGAAGATTCTAAGAAAGGAAATGTTGAAAATGAAGCACGTTTTAAGACATTACCGGCTTCAGAATCCAGCATTAAGATATAATCTCCTGATACAGGAGTATCTTTTATAGGATAACTATTTGCCCCAGCACCAAAGCAACTACTGTAAATAAGAATAAGTAGGGGTGTTAAGTATTTATACATATTCTGCACCTTAATTAGTTAAACGTTTTTACAAAATTTATAGATAAAGTATCCCATACTAAACCATTTACAAAGTAATCATCGTAGAGAATTAAATAGAAATAATATACGTCAGGAGTTACAACTACATTACTTAAGTTAAGAATTAACTCACCGTCCCCTCCTGCCCAATCAAACATTTCAGGATTAAGAAGTGAAGTTATTTCTAGATTATTCACATTACTGATGAGAGATATATTTTTCACACTGTATAAATTTACAGGAAGATCATTACTTAGAAGTTGTAACAAAATTGAGTTATCTCTGTTAAGGAATACAACCTCTTCTACATCTTTAACCTGGTTGGTGGTTAGACTTTTAATAGAGTAGATTCCGTTAAGTGGGAGAGTAGTATTATCTGCTGAAGCCCTTACCTTAGTTACTGTACCAGGAGATGTAAAAAGATCAGAAATATTTTCATATGAAGTTAAAATCCCTTCATTTACATCAGTAGAGATATTACCTGAAATGGATAAAGTATCTTGTAATTCAAGAGCTGATAAGATTCCAGATATTCTCTCAACTGTACCAATTGAAGAATAAGTATCTATAAGAGATTCAACACTTGCCAAAGTTCCTGAGTTAATTGTAATAGTACCAGAACTTATAAAAGTGTCAGAAGAAATTTCATTAACATCTAATGTACCTATCCAAGTAATCTCTACAGTCCCCGTAGATTCCCACACATCAGCAGATTCAATAACTTCTAAAATTGCTGAAGATGCATAAGTAGTTCCAGTGAATTCAAGAACATCTAAATCAGTTTCAGTAACTTCTAATGTACCAGAAGTATTTGCAGTATCTTCATTACTTAAGAAAACATCAGGAGAATCTGTAGCAGCAAGACTACCTGTATTAACAGTAACACTTCCTAATATCTCACAAATATCAGAAGATTCTAATGCTGCAAATATTGAAAGTGAAGTGTATGCACGTCCAGTACTGTAACAGAAATCTTTTGCACCTTCAACTGCTGCAAGAAAATTAGAAGTTAAATTTACATTTCCTACGCAAGTAAAAGTATCTTTAACAGAACTCTCAACAGCAGAGAAAGAACCTGAGTTTGTACCTCCATAGGAGTTAAAAGTGTCAGGAGTTGTTAGCTCCTGAGCACTCATAGGACCTATAGATGTGACCCATCCATCATAAATGTAATCACCATTTTCGTCAAGGATGAATTCTCCTATAGAATCACGCAGAATTCCGTCTGTATAAAAAGCATAGAAAGAATCCTGTGAGGATTCTACAGTGGAGAAGTTTCCTGAAGCCATAACAAATCCCAGTCCCAGTTATTATGCGTGAGTAATGGTAGCAGCAGTAAGAGTGATAAGTTCACCTGTTGTAATTGTAACAGAGTCTAAGTTAATATCTGAAGCTGAAGTTCCCACAGTAAGACCTGTGACTATATCAGTACCTCCAACAGCTGTACGAATTCGTGCGGCTGCAGCAGTACCAGTTCCGTCAGCTATGTCACTTTTAGGAAAACCACTGAAAGTAAGAACTCCTCCAGAGGATGTTCCTGCAGAAGCATTTAATGTGATGGTGGCTAAGATTGCAGCCATACCTGCAGTGCCAATCTCAATAACTCCAGTAGAACCAATTGCTGTGACTACTGCATCAAGACGAGCATTTTTAACTGTGGTTGTGTAAGTTACGGCCATTTGAAATTCTCCTTAAGAAATTTTGATTTGCTACGTTTAATAATTTAATACAGCAATTACTCTTCAACTACATGCCCATTACACTGGGCCAACTCTATTGCTTTGTCCTTAATCCGTTGAAGGTCATCAGATGTGAAGTGTGCATGAAGGTTACGAGTGTTGATAGTTTGAGCAGCCTTACCTAAATGGCGATCCAGAACTCCATTACATTCTTTGAGGATTGAGTTAGCAGAAGCAGTCTGACCATGAACAGTACCGTCTTCAAGAACTTCCCTGATGCATTTCAAAGCGATGGGGGCTAAGTCCATAATGTCCTTAGCTAAATCAATACAGCCAACGTCTCTAGCAGCGCCCATAAGAGAAAGACGTTCCTTAACGACTGGTGAGTTACGTACATTACTGACTTGCATCACCGAGAGGGACATTGAGTCAGCGATGTCTTTATTGGTTTCACCCAACAAAATGCGCCTCGCGATCTCATGATGACTTTCCCACATCTCTGAGACTTGCCAACCTTTCTTTTTTCCAGATTTAAACCCTTTAGACTTTCGCCCGTCAGTCCTATCTGACTGCGAATACCTGTCACCATAATCATAAGTAACATGTTCCCCCTGTGCATTAATTGTATTAGTTTCCACGTTATTCTCCCTATCTTATTGCAAATTGTAGAGCTGGTCCAGAATGTCCTCACGCCCTACGGTCGTGCAAGATTCTCCTATCATTCCAATCATATTAACATATGGTGAGTGTGGTGTCAATGTAAAGTTTGGTGTAAGTAATCAACCTTAAGTCAGACTCCTATACATATGATCCTCATACAAATTATCCTCATATGAATGGTAGGACTTGTGGAGAATGTCCCCATGTCCTCATTATACATATCGTAAGAAGAGGAAGAATCGACCCACGTACTTCGTCCGTGCGATGAATGTGTTTAGAGCCTCAGCTCCTAAACGGGCCCACCGTATGAAGACCTGTTGCTATGTTGAATTAATAAACATAGGAATGTCAGGTATCTTAATGAGTATGCACAAATTGGTACATATAACAAACATACCCCGCTGCTTATATGAATGGGTAGAGGTATGGGCCACTGGACAATCCCCCATTACCCCGGCCTGATTCCAGGGCAACGAGATTGTTGTTGCATTTACATCCACACCATGTTACAATTCATTTAACAATTGAGGACACACCTAATAACGGGTGAATATTTAACATGAGGAGAACCAGCCATGAAATTATACCACGTTATAAATTGTTACGGTACGATAGTAGCCAGTAGTTCTAATTATGATATATGTTTGAGGCATATGTACAAATTATCAAAACGTGGATATGGTAACATATCCAATTATTCAATCCGGTTAGTAATAGTTAAATAACAATTAAATTAAAGGAGAATAGCCATGACAACCAACAATACAACCAACAATACCACAGTTGAATTTAAAATTGCTATGGATATCGACGCCAAACGTAAAGGAGATGTGGAAACTGTGAAGTTTCTCATATCGTTTAAAGGTGTGGATGATGACATTATCAGGAAAGCTGCCATCGCGAATCAGATTGTCGGGTGGCAATCACAAATACGGAGTCATTGGGATGAGTTTATCAAAGGGGAGTTACCTGAAATAGTGACATTTGGACAGCCCCTGTTTGCATCAACCAAACGTACCATTACACGTCCTCCTACGGATGCTGAGATTCAGGCTCAAGCCGTGAATATGTTCAAAGGCCGGACACCTGAAGAGATTATGTATTTTGTGCAGAATGGGAAGTTTGAGGAATAAATTTTAATAAGCCTGGGACAGGAGGAATGTTCTCCTGTCCTTCATGAGGAGAAAGTCATGTCTAACACAATGATTGTTGAGTTTGCTCACCGACGTATTCATGAGTTGACTGAGGAATTGAAGGATATGGAGAGGATTATTGAGGCATATACTTCTTATGATGATACAGGTGTACCGAACGTAGTGAGGGTGAATGGAATGGAATGGAAAAATGGAAAAATGGAATGTCCAAATGTCATACCTACGTTCAATATGTAACTCTCTCCCATAATTGTAAATGGATGAATACAATTATGGGGGAAATGATAGATAAAAAGCTTGTTGAAAAAAAAAATAAAAAATTAATATAGATATATATATATATCTATTCATTTATACATATATTTACATATTTACATTATTATATTATAGTTAACTGTCTTATTTATATATTACTATAAATTATATTAGATATGTATTTAATCATTTATAATTATGGGGGAGAGCGTGATAATTTGAACACATATGACATAATGACATATGGATGCATTCCATTTTTCCATTCACAACATTCACAACATTATTACATTCATGTCAGCTACGCTGATAATCAACGCTGATAATTACTGTGTAACATAGAATGTTACAAATTGATACATAAGAAGTGTTACAAATTGATACAATGTTACACGTGTAAATATGTGAAATTGTTCATGTTTATATTTATTGACAAATACTCTCCCCCATGATAATATAACACAATAACCATTCACATCTCATTTCATGGGTAAAGGAGAACATCATGTCAATAGAACCAGTAGGAAGTTTAACAGGTAAGAAAATGCTAAAATCAGCAGAAGAATTTATGCAAAAGTTAATTGACAAACATGGGGATAATATTCCTGAAAATCTTTTGAAAGCACACAGTGATTTAGTACAAAAAGGAGAAGAACAACTAATAAAATGTTTAGGAGAATTACCTAAAGAAATTGTACAACCTCAGGCACCTAAAGAAGTTGTCCAAAACATTAACACAATCAAAAGAGAGTTGAATAAGAATGTTAAATATATCCTTAAACCTTTCTTCAAAAGTAAAAAACGTTTGGCCAGGCTCAGTCAAGATAACACTGGTATTTGGTGGGCTAATGAAGCCCGAGACTTACGTGATTTAGGTAATTGGTATATGTTAGGGGATAAAGATAAACTCATTGAATATAAAAATGAGTCAGAGCAAATTACTGGTATGAAATTAAAATTTGTTGAAGTAAATAAATTTGGCTTTGAAACAACTGCGGAGATTCTTTAACTATGAAACGTTCAGAGAAGAGTAAAAATAGATATAAACAACGCCAAATACGTCTGAAAGAAATAGAAGAATTGAATCGTCCCAGACAGAATCGAGAAGTTATGGGATATCTAGTCCACATTGAAACTGGTGAAATAGCAGGAAAGATTGCTTTATATATTGAAGAACAAATTTTCTGGTTTAATCCAATTCTGCCTGCACGTACAGGGTATAAGAAGTCTTATTATGCTGATAATAGATGGATAAAAGTGGAAGGAGGTGCGGAGAAAATAGCATCATTTGAACAGCAAGGATTATATGTCGAACCTCCTAAAGACGGAATGGATAAAATCAAGTTCATGCATGAACTATATTAATTGAAGGAGCATCCAGATGACTAACCCCAACTACACCAATGCCCTAAACAAACTCGTCACCAAAGGTGACACTTGGAGCATCCCCAGTCAACAGCATCTTCAGGAAGGTGACACAGGTGGACCACAAGTCAACACCATCAAAGAAATTCTTAAGTTGTGGGCAGCCCTAACTGTAATTGCCCTGGTCATTCTCACCTGCATTTACTCCCTACTCATTGAGGTAAGTGAACCAGGCACCACAGGACGAACCCTGAAAGTAGTATTGGTGACAGGTTGGGAATGGTTGCTGCGTTAAATTAATGAATGCAGCAATGTGCTCGTCAGCAGGGCTGACTCACGATTATGGGGGAGTAGGGCTGACTCACGATGCAGTTTGAGTAGACTGATTCACAAATTACAATTAACTTATGAACCTCACAGCATAAGCTAATCAACTTAACATTAGGAGAAATCACCATGAACTTAAAAGAATTGAAAGAAAATCTTAGTAAAGAAATCTTCGGACAAACTAAACAAGAAGCATGTAATGAGGGAATTTGCATCTCATGTAAACAGCCTGCAATTCCTAAATGTTATTCTCAGGCTGGCTTACGTGAGTATCAAATCTCTGGGATGTGTGAAGAGTGTTTTGACAAATTGTTTGAGGAGGGCTGATGAATCTCCGAGTTATCTTCATCTCAGACATCTTCACCATTATCTTTGGAACATATATTAAGGCACGTGAAGAAATGGTCATACGTTATGGACGTAACTGGTCTTTCCAATATCCCTCAGCAGAAAAGGCCGGAGTGGAAAGATTCAACTTAAAACATGTAAATTAAGGAAGAAATCAGCATGTGTCTAAACCCAAAGAAACTAAAAATAAGTCCTAAGCGACAACTCAGCATCCTCAAATCTCAGGAAGAATTCTCACATCGTCTCCGCCAGTCAAACTGGTCTTCACCCACTGCTGATGTGCTGTTCAGATTGGCCGCCCTGGCAGCATTCACAGATGGTAGGTCAGACCGTCAGGTGTTTAATTTGGCAAAACTTAATGAAGGGAGATAAGGATATGAAAAAAGAATTTAAAGAAGACCGAAGACAAGATAAACCAAGTTTACATTTACTTTATGTTAAATGGGCTGTGGTGCATCTTAAAGAATTACATAAGATGTTAAATAAGTTACATAAATTTAGTAATGGTAATCTACTCTCAGTCACTTTTTGTTTACAAGAAGAAATTAAAAAACTTGTAAATGAAAATGCTGCTTATAATGATGCCCAACGAATTCTGGAGAGTGTTGATAAGAAATACAGAATCTATGTAAAGAGTTTAGATGTACTTGATTATGAAGCTGCTGAAGAAGAATAATTTCTCCCTGCTCCTCAGCAACTCAACTCACCCTGCGGGGCTCGGTTGGGTTGTTGTAGAGTGTGGAGAAACAAATATTAACTTAACTTAAAGGAGTAAGTTATGGGCCAAGCAAAGAGAAGAGGTTCTTATGAACAACGTAAGGAATCTTCAATACAGAAAATTTTAGATAAGAAAATCAAACTTAAACTTCTGGAGGATAATTTCCAATTCAACACTCCAATATTCTACAAAATGACTAAAAGAATAGTTGATCTGAATAGAAGAAAAAGGTCTAAAGATGTTAGTAATATATTAGAAATTTTAATTCGTTCTATGTTTCCATTAGGAGGTTATTAACATGTCTAAACCCCATTCATACATACCCCTACTTCAGGGTAAATTCCTAATAACAGTCACAACTGAATGCACCATCCCTGATCACTACCAAGGTGCAGAGATTGAGATATGTATCCGTCACAAACAGTCGTTCACCGACTCAGCAAACTGTCTAGCAACAGAAATCTCTGACTTACTCCGTAAGTCCTTATGTCATGTTCAACAATCATCTGAAGAGGAAGGATAAGTTATGAATATAACTGAAGCAGTAAATATAGCTTGTAAACAACCTACTTTATTAGATGCATTATCTTTTATATGTGTCTGGGAATCTGAAAGAATAGTCAAACAAGCACTTTCTAATTATAGAAGTGGTTTAAGTGGTTCAAATGGTACTATGTGGGATACTTGCTTTAAAGTATGCTTAAAAAACGTTTTAGAAAATTATAAGGAAAAGGTATAGTTATGTCAAAACTGGAACAAATGAAAACACGTGAAGCAACTCACGCCCTCAGCACTAGGGTGGACGCTAGATACTTAGCCACCCTAATGTTATTCTGGCGTGATCAACAGTGTCTCCCCACCTCCCTATCTGAACTTACCCGTCTAAGTTTGGAGTCCTTTGCTGAATTCCTTGTAAGTAATGGAATGGTAGAATTTGTGGAGACTCACGAAGCTGCTCTGGAAATCATGAAAGGTTTGGGAATGAATCCTAAACGTGTCAACTCTAAGTATCTGGCCCAGGCCATCCTGAAATCTTCAGCAGATATTAATCTCTCCTTCCTTAATAGTCCTGTTGTAGACCACAAGCACAAACTCACAGTGCAGGAGGCTGCGGGAGTCTCATCTATCGACGTCAGTAGGGTAATTTCGGCAATGCAGGAATCTGAATCCACTTCTGCCTCAGACCGTGTAAAGGCTGCGCAGGAGAGGGCTGAAGAATTCACCCGTAGTCTTGGTGAAATTCCTAAAGAAATCAAACCTGTTGATGATGCGGAGTAACTTATGGACATTCTTAAAAAACTCCTAGGAGGATTACCCAACTCAACAAAAAATTCAGATCCTCCATTAAAGAAACCAACTAAAGAACTATGGACTTCTAAAGACTTCTCTGATATTGGAGAGAAGGTGAAGAAAATTCTTAAAGGAGATAAGTAAATGACTGAACAAGAAATTAAATTAGAAATTCTCAGAGATCACATAGAACTGGAACAACTATGTTCTACTTACATTCTCCCTATAGCATTTATATGCTTAATTCTTCTAATCATTATTTAAAGGAGATTTGAAATGAAACTGTGCAAAGACTGCTTGCATCTCTCTAAATTGAAAACTGTAACTACTTCACCATACACAAAGTTTTAGAACCTGTCAACGGAACTCAAATCTCTGTACCTCTCCACCCTTCAAATTCTCGGGGAATGAAAGTTACTGCGGCGCCAGTGGGCGCTGGTTTGCTTCATTAAATAAATAAACATAGCAATTCATTATTAACTAAACCTGAAAGGAGTCTCCTATGTCTATATCTGGTTATCTAGAAGCTCAGAAAGCTCACAAGGAAGTAAAAAGTATTGAAAGATTAAATTGTAGAATATTTAACTTAGCCCAAGAATTTTTCGGCATTGAAAACGTTGTAAAAACTCCTAGTCAAATAAGTATAACCTTACGTGAACAAGACACTATAAATCGTGAAGTAGAAATCTTTCTGGATGAAATTAATCCTCTATGTGAATCTGTTACTGGTTGGACTCGTCACGATACGCGTAATCCCGAGTATAATTTCATATACACTCAATGGGGACCTATTGACATTACTGTTTATTTTAGTGACAAAGTCAGTGCGGCATGTAAAATAGTAAAAGTAGGTGAAAAAACTGTTGTTGAAGATGTCTATGAAATTCAATGTGCTGAATAACTTAAGGATTTTCTCATGCAGACGCAAAATAACCTTTGGACCCTCGATCCTGTCACCCATATGGCCATAACCCTACAACCTCAACTCCTACTTAATGCTCGTATTGCCGAATTAACTAGGGAGATTTCTGAAAAAGAAATAGAACTCCTACGGGCCAAGAACCTTCTCCACTCCCTTAAATCACATTCCAGGGAGTCCCAAAAGTGCCAATTCATTGCTGAAGGCCGTGTTAAACACATCAGGAGGGGACATGAAGTAATTGAAAATTCTCATCCAATCACAACTAAACCAACCTGCAATAAGATTGTGAAGTACTTGGAAAACATGAATGAAATGGAACGTCTGAATTTCTTCAAAGATTCTGGCCTCCTATGAGACGCTTCAATCCTTTCTGCCCTCACTGTGGCACACTCCGTAATCTCCAAAACACTTCGGTGGTTAAGAAATATCTTAAGTCTGGAGAGGTCTATGACTGTCTCTACTACATCTGCAAAAGTTGTCAAACCAAGCGAATACTTAAGCAACGTAACAAAAAGAAATCAGTTGCTGAACTAACCGAGATGTATAATTGGCACTTAAAAATGTCTGAATTGTATCGTAAGGAAATCTTACATCGAGGAGAAGAAAATGTTACTCATGAAAATAAAGCAAATAGAATACTTCCACGCTTTAAGTGAACGGTATTCAAAATTAATAGAAATTTTTGAAGGTCGTCAGGCTACTGGCGATGATTGTAAACACGGAGTAAAAGGAAGAGGCTCTTATACAAAGGCTACTACAGACAATGCAGTAATCATTGATAGTCTTAAATTAAAGTTAGCCCTTGCAGACTTTCAAGCTATCCTTAAAGAAATTGGAAAATTGTAGGGATGAAAATAAATTTCACCACCTTATTGACAACCATATCCACATGTGTTATATTGTCAATTCAACAATGGGGATCGGCCCCAATCCTGACACCTTCCATAACGGATGTGTCTAACAGTAAATTCTGAATGAGGAATAAGATCATGGCAAAAGAACTCGTAGTCGCTCGCTTCCAACTTAAAGATGAAAACAACAACGCTATCCTGGATGAAGAAGGAAAAGCAACTTGGCAAGAAGCCTCTGTGGAATATGACTTTGGTGACAACTTGGATATGGCCGTAGAAGCCTGTGGTGCTGACACCGTCTTCTCTAACTTCAAAGCTAACGCTCGTGTAGCTCTGCAAAGTATTGTACGTACCCATCTGAAAGCCGGTAGTGATGCTGAAAAGATTCAGGCCGTAGCAAACGCTTGGAAGCCTGGTGTTGTTGCTGAGAAAGTTACTGTTGACCCCAAAGCTGCTTTCATGGCTGCATTTGCTTCTTACCCACTCGAGAAGAAACTTGAACTCCTGAAACAGTTTGGTGTTCCTGAGGATGCCCTGGCCTCAATGTCGTAAGAGAAGGGTAATTTCCCTGGCGGACTTGTTGTCCGCTGGGGATTTTTATTTAACTATGAGTTGCACCAAATAATTCAAATAATCTAAGGAGTCCATCATGACTACCACACAAATCTATTGGAATACAAAACTAAATTGTTGCATGACACGTCTTTGGTATAAAGAGAAAACTGAGAATGAGAAGGGTGAACTGGTTGTGAAGATAGTTCAGAAAATGAAAGAAATTCCTACACCTATGGAAGCAGCAGAAAAATTCATGTCTTCCAGATATTGCACAGTTCAAATAACTCCCGAGGTGTGAAATGAGTCTCCTCAAACGTAAAGACATAATGCTAGCCACACCGTTCTCTGAATCCCGCCTCCTCAATCAAGGCAGATTCAGAACTTCGTGGACACCTCCCTACATCATCCAACCTAAACTTAATGGCGAACGTTGTAGGGCAATTGTTCAGAATGGTCGCTGCCTTCTCCTCAGTAGTACTGACAGCATCATCTCCACTGTCCCTCACATCAACCACTCAATGTTAAGTTTGCCTGATGCTGAGTACGATGGAGAACTCTACGTTCACGGTTGGACTTTCTCCGACATACATTCGGTGATATCAACTACTGTAGGCATCCATCCTAGAGCAGGGGAGATGGAATACCATATCTTTGATATAATCACTGACCAACCTCAACTGTACAGGTGTCAAAACCTTAGTGCAAATTTTGCCCTGAATTGTAGGGCAATTCCTAGTTGCATCAAAAAGGTCCCATTCTACCCTGTTATGACGCACAAAGACATTATGGATCACTATGACTCTTTCATCGACGAAGGCTATGAGGGATTCATCCTGAGGGAAATCTCCTCACCCTATATCAGGAAGCGTAGTCAACAGATGATGAAATTCAAGCCAAAGGCCACTGACATTTATCCAATCCTCACACCTATCGAAGCGGTCTCTGAGTCGGGAACACCTCTGAAAATGATTGGTGCTTTTATGTGTATAGATGAAATGGGAACAAGTTTTAAGGTGGGTGCTGGTAAACTCTCTCACGCACAACGTGCGGAGTATTGGCAAATGTGGCTTGACACTCCTTTCTCCAAATGGCAGTTACGCGTGGAGTATCAAGTCCTTAGTGACAAAAACAACGTACCATTATTTAGTAGAGCTGTAGAAGTATTAATGTAATCGCTTCATTAAATAAATAAACATAGCAATTTAAAATAATCTAAATAATCTGTGAGGTAACAACATGTGTACATACAAAGATTTAAAATTAATAAGAATTAAAAAGAAATTAAAGGCATTGAAACTGGCTATTAAACCTTTTGCTGAGAAACCTTCAGAAAGAATGGATTCCTATCCATGTCATTCAGGAATTAACACTAAAGAAAAATGTGGTAGATGTTCTCGTGCAATAGCAGCATGGGAAGCATTACAGTTACCTGAATAATCTAAATAAGGCTCACAATTATGAACTCCCCTAAAGTTTACCTCCCTAACCCAGGCTGTCACAACTTCACTGCAGCCCACAAATATGGAGAACTGATCCATCTCACAACTGGCCGCCTTAAGCTCACTGGCACAGGAAATATCTACCGCCAAATGTACAATATCCTTAAGGACTCCAGTCCTGACGACCACCTCCTAATCTGTGGCCCAACTATAGCTAACGTAATAGCGACCTCGATCCTCATCTCACTTCATGGCAGGGTGAACACCCTCATCTTTTGCTCTGACAGTAAGACTGGTCAAGGTCGTTATTTCCTCCGTACCATAAACGTAAACTCCAACGAGGAGAACCCAAATGGCTGAACTCAAATCTGTATACTTTGCACCTGACGGCAAATACTTCCCCACCCGTGAAGAATGTGTTCGTTATGAGGAGATTCAAGAACTCTCTAAACTCATAATCACTACCTCAAATAAGCTTAATCAAAACGAGTCTTACATCTTGGCTGAAAAACTTCATGCTAAGTACAACCTGATTGACAAATCAGTTTATGGTGAAATAGGTGAATTTGCCCTAAGTATTTATAAGAAAGATCCGGAGGTGAAGAAATGATAGTCCCAAACCTTCCTGTTCCCTCACATCCTTCCCATGAGATCATGGACAGCACCAAACTCAAAGAGTACATGGAATGTCCTAGGAAATTCTTCTATAAGTATATTCTAGGCTGGAACTCCTCACGGCCCTCCAATCACTTGGTCTTCGGCAGCGCCGTGCATCTGGCCATGGAACACTTAATCATAAACGGCTATCACGCCAATGCTGTGGTCGATGCTATGGAACTCTTCAACTCACACTACCGGGAGCAGTTTCCATCTGAGACTGACTTCCTGTATGAACCTAAGACTCCTATGCGTTTCTTTGGCCTCCTCCTAGAGTATATTAAGGAATATGCTACTGACCACCATGACTTTGAAGTCTACAAGACAGAAATCGGAGGAACCATTCCCCTCAGTTCTAATCTGAATCATGTGTTAGCCTGGAAGATGGACACCATCCTCTTCAATCGCCACACGCAGATGTACTTCTCATTGGAGCACAAAACTAAACAGGGTAACTACATCAATAAGTCTTATGAGATAGATTTCAAAATGGGTCCTCAGGTCGGCACCTATACACATGTCCTTAACAGTCTGTTCAATCCTATGGACGTGGAAGGAATAATAATCAATTGTATGTGTATGAAAAAGACCAAACAGCCAGAATTTATCTTAAAAAGAATTCCTATCCACATGAATAATACCAACATGCTGGTGTGGCTCGAGATGTGTAAATCTTGGCTGGACACCATTCACCAGGACTACCTAGCCCTTAGTGAAGCTAGTGACAAAGATGACGTCTTGAAACCCTTCAAAATGAATCCTGGCTCATGTAGTAACTGGGGAGCAACCTGCCAATACTGTGATTTATGTACTTCATGGCCCAACCCTCTCCAACACCTGAATCAAATGCCCCTCGATATAGAGATGAGGTTCTGGAATCCTTTGGAGGAAGAGTTGAGGGAGAAGATGATATTATGAAAGATGAAAAAGAAGAATCCCAACACGATCGTGATCTCCGTGCTGAACGCGCCCTACTCTCAATCACCCTTAACATGAATGAAAAGGATCTTACCAACTTCCTTACAGAGTTCAACATTGACCGATCTGAATATGACCTCATACTATCCAAACATCAGAGGATAATTGAAAGGTTGATAGAAGAAACTAATAAAAAGGAGAAATAAATGACTACTACAATCACCCCTCAGGCATCTGCAAATGCTGAGGACATCTACCGTGGCATGAAGTCCCCCCTCATCCTCATAATCGGCAAGTCTGGCCGAGGCAAGTCAACAGCCATGAGGGATCTCGATCATACTAAAACTTGCGTGATTAATATCCTGGGAAAACCCTTTCCTTTCCCACGTGGAGTACAATATAGGGAGAAGGAGAATATGCTGATAAGTTCTGATCCTGGCCAAATTCTCAAATACATGAAGTATGTCTCTGAAGACCCCAAAATGTCTCATGTTACCAATCTCATCATTGACGACGGACATTATGAGATGGTCACTGAGTTCATGAACAAATCCTTAGAAAAAGGCTATGACAAATTCACCTCGATGGCCAAGAACATTTTCAACATTCTCATCATGGGAACTAAACTTCGCTCCAACTTGAAGGTTTTCTTTCTGTGTCACGAAGAAGATACTGGCTACGAACGTAAGATCAAGACTCTTGGTAAACTCCTAGACGAAAAGGTCACTCTGGAAGGTCTTAGCACCATAGTGCTCTTTGCCGAGTTGGAAGTAGAGAATGATAAACGAATCTACTACTTTGCAACTCAAAGTAATGGTCAGACCACAGCAAAGTCACCCTACGATATGTTTCCAATCCGTATCCCTAACGACTTGAAGTTGGTCAGTGACCGAATAGACGAGTATTATCAGGAAATCCCCCTGTCCAATTCTAAGTTGGACTTCACCCTAAAATAAGGAGTAAAAATGTCTGAACTAATCTCAAAGAAGTATGTAAAATCTACACCCTCAGGTGCAACTCCCAGTAATACTATTCTTGCTGGGCGCGATGAGCATGTTGAAGCAATCCTATCTGCACCTACAACCTTAACCTCAACTACAACTGATGTTGTAAAGGAGTCCACAGTACTGAGTACATTAGAGTTAAGTATGAGAAGCATCACCGACGTCATTACCCTCCTGGACTCCCTACCCAGAGTTGGAGGGAAACTTCCTGATAAGGTAATCTTAGCCCTTGGCAAACTCCAAGGTGCCCTAAATCTTCTCAGAAAATAAGAACTGCACAATTACTGTGCAAAATTAATTTCTAAATTAAGGAGAAATAAATGCCAAAAACATTGCATAATTCAGATGTATCTGGGGCACGTAAAAATGTTTCTGATATAAAAGTAGTTGGTGATGGAGATATGTTTAAACTTCTTTGTAAAGCTTCTAGTGAAGCTGAAGGATGGATGAAATCTACAAAAGCTTGTCAAATTGGAGAGTTGGGTTGTTTAGTACAAGTAACCACGCAACAAAGAAATATTGACGGTACATACTCTGTTGCAGAAGCATTAACTTTTGTACCTGGAGCCTTCATAGTAGATGATATTTATGGAGGAAGACGTTTAATTCAATAATATTGATAAGTATTTAACTTATCTATTAACTCAAACTCAAACTAAAAACTAAATTGGAGAAACAAAATGTCTGACTACGATCCTACTGCTGATTACGAAACTGGTGGCGAAACAATCATTGATGTAGATACTTCTGATGCTGTTGAGCCTTCAGTCGTCGAAGACGGGGAGTACAAGATCCGTATCACTGGTTTTAATAAGGACAATGGAAAGATTATTCGCATCGACAAAAACGGTGGCAAGTACTTTCTCACTGTCTTCGACATCCCTAATGAACCCGCTTCAAAATCTTTCTCAAAATTCTTCTCAATCCCTGACGAATCTCAGATGGACAAGAAGAAACTCAACAGTTCCAAATGGGACCTGGAACTCTTCAAAAGAGCTTTTGGCCTCAGCGAAATCAACTTCTCCACAATGGTTGGAGCTGAGGGTTGGGCTATGTTGGGAACACAAGTAGACGAACAGTATGGGGACAAGAACTATGTGAAGAAATTCATAACAGGTCCCGACGAAGGTGCTTTCTAAATCTCTGTTTGCTACATTAAATAAATAAACGTAGCAATCAATCTGTAATCTGGGAGGGACTAATAATCCCTCTCAGTAATTAAAAGGATCTGAAACTATGTCACTCCCATCTTTAGATAATGACTTTCGCCCCAGGTTCTCCGGTGAAATCACCCCTGCACAGGCCCAAACCCTGTCACAAATCCTCCCTCATGGAATGAAGAAACATCTCGTCCAGGTCTTCGTTAACGGAGTCATTGATCTCCACGCTCGTGGCGGCCAGACCGCTCTTGGTGCCATAGTTTCAGAATTCATCTCAATCAACCAACTTCTCCTCATTGGCCTCAGAGTTAGTAGGGAGAGGAAGATTAAAGAGTTGGAGAAGAAATTGGAGGAACTGAGAAATGTACAAAGTAACAATTCATAACCTAAAAGGGACAGTATTACCTTCTAAATCTTATGATTTTCGTATTGATAGGAAATCACCATTAGGTAATCCTTTCTTTATGAAAGGTGAGTATGAACGTCATATAGTATGTGACAAATACGAAGAATACTTTAATAAGAAAGCTTTATATAATCAGCATGTTAAAGTATATCTTAATAAAATCTTAACAGAATTAAAAACTAATAAAAAAGTGAGACTTTTCTGCTGGTGTGCACCTAAACGTTGCCATGCTGAAACAATTAAAAAGTGGTTATTAGAAGAGGTGCAGAATGGCCACACTTGACACCTTATCTATCTCTATAACCAAACGTCCTTACCAAGACCTCGTAACCCTTATCTCAAACATTCGTGCTCAACGCCGTAAGCGTCCTGAGCCTAAGGCGCGTAAGGGCACTGCAAAGTCCTCACGCAATGTGAGTAAAAAGAATCCTAAACAACAAGACCTATTTGCCCTAGCCAGTTCTATGTCTAAAAATGACAAAGATGCAATGGCTGCAACTCTTATGAACATGATGAATGAAGGAGGTAAGTTATGATATTTAAACTAAGCCCTAAAGGACTAAAATTGGCTGAGGAATTTGAACAGTTGTTTGGGGACGTAGAATGCACATGTGCTCTATACGATCCTGATGTTGAAGAGGTGTGGTTCTGTGCCAAATGCAAGCATCCCGGCAACCCTCAGAACATCCAAGAAGACGACTCTAACATAACCAACATCTTAATCTCAAAACAGGACGTGTTTGAATCTACTGCATGTTCTCATGTGTGGGGCTACACTAATAACCCACTCAGATTAATAACATCTCAGGAACAATTTAAATCTGTACCTGATCTGGAAAATATAATCCCTTTCCCTTACTGCCCTTACTGCGGTATAAAACTTCCTAAGGTATCTGTATGAAACTAGAAACTCCTGAAATTCCCCTCTCCTCAATTGAACTCGGTTCACGCTACAGAGACGATTATGGGGATATTCCTCAACTAATCCACAGCATCAAAAAGAATGGACTAATCACACCTATCGCTGTAGGTGTAGCTGACAAGATCAACATCCCTCGTACCACAAACCTTCCTTACATCCTCCTTGCTGGTGGGCGCCGCATGAAAGCCCTCACAGAGATGGGCTGGACTATGATCCCTGTTCGAATCTACGACCAACCTATCTCCATCCTTGACCTCCGTTCTATTGAATTGGCCGAGAATTTCGATCGTAAGGAAATGACCTACCCTGAACAACTTGCTCTAATGAAAGAGATAGATGATTTACAGATGGCAATCCACGGCCCTAAGATTGCGCGTAGTGCAGGTGCTCCTGGTTGGAGTCAAGCTGATACAGCCAAACTTCTTAAAAAATCTCCGGCCTCTGTAACTATTGACCTTCAACTGGCCCGTGCTATCGAAGATCATCCTGAACTCCAGTTGGATAAATGTAAGAATAAGGCCGAAGCTCTGAAGCGTCTTAAGAATGTAACCAAAATTGTAACCAACAGTCTTCAAGCCCAAACTTACACCAAAACTGTAAACGGCACAGGTTCCTCTGATCAAATGTTCCGTAAGCTCTGTTCCAACTACATCATTGCTGACTGTCGTACTATAATGAAAGGTATGCCCTCCAACTCACTCAACTTCATTGAAATAGATCCACCTTACGCAATCGACCTACCCTCCGTTAAATCAGATAACGAATGTATTGGATACAATGAGGTAAAGGTTAAGGATTATGAACCTCTAATGAAGACTATCTTATGGGAATCCTATCGTCTTCTTAAGGAAGGTTCATGGCTAATTGTCTGGTTTGCTGCTGACCCTTGGTTCCAGCCAATGTCTGAGTGGATCAGGGATGCAGGTTTCAAGATGAACCTCCTCCCTGGAATTTGGACTAAACCTCAAGGTCAAACTGCTCAACCGGAAACTTATCTGGGAAACTCTTATGAAATGTTCTTCTACGCCCGTAAGGGTAAGGCACGTCTACAAAAACCTGGCCGCTCAAACATCTTTGACTTCAAACCTGTGAATCCATCTCTAAAATACCATCCGACACAACGCCCCCTGGACCTCATGAAGGAAGTCTATTCTACCTTCGCTTCCCCTAACTCCAACGGCTACATCCCTTTTCTTGGCTCAGGAGTTGGCCTCCTCACTGCACATGACCTTAGTATGAATATGATAGGCACCGACCTTACGCAAACTTTCAAGGATGGGTACATCTTGGAAATTAAAAAGTTAACTGGAGCAAACTAACATGACAATCGCCTTCTTCGACACTGAAACCCATAAAGACTGGGTCTGTCAACTCGCAGTCCTTGTCACTGATAATGATGGTAACGAAATTAATACCTTCTCCTCTCTCATCCATTCAGATGGGCGTGAACTTTGTATGAAATACTGTTACCCTGTACACGGAATTTCCCGTGAAAAAAGTGACACCTATGGAATCCATTACTCCTCTGCTCTAGACATTGCTGGAGAACTTCTCAGTCTTGCTGACACAATAGTGGCTCACAACTTCTCCTTTGATGAACGCTTCTTACGCAACACTGCTTATGATTGTGGCCCTGACACTCTTGCACAAGTTGTTGAACTGTTCAAATCTCGCAATTGTATCTGCACCATGCAGGAGAGTAAAACTTTCTGTGGCCTGAAGAATGTCAAAGGTCAGCCTAAACCTCCCAAACTTACCGAACTCTACAGTATTCTGTTTGATGAAGAATTTGGAGATAGTCACGATGCACTTAAAGACACCAGGGCTACAGCTCGATGCTTCTTTGAACTTCGTAAACGAGGCATCTTATAATGATCCTCACAATTGCTCAGCTAGGCATCACCATTTTCGGCCTTACTGGATTTCTTATGGTTACACGTGAGACATATAAAGCCCAAGTGCTTGGTGTGATCTGTGGACTCCTGGCCAATCCCTTCTGGTGGATGATGGTGATAACTACTGAGCAATACATCTCAATCCCTGTACACTTATGCTACACCTACGGATGGATTCGTAAGGCTGTAGCACTTTATAAAAATAGACCTGGAGGTCTGATATGAACGATAATTTTAGATCAGAAGCTGATAGAAAAGCTACTATGGATTTTGTAATTCAAAAGATCTTAATACAAAATTGTGGTAGAGTATTATCTCCTAATGTAGTTGATGAAATAAAAGAAGAGTTTAAATTTGAAATGTATAAAGGTTCTTGTTCTTGGGCTTTTAATATGTATTTAGGGAGTTGATATGAACCAGATATTTGAAGATGACTATCCAATCAAAAGAAAAAAGAGGATAAAAAAATGCACCAATTCCAACACAAATCTCTGAGGAGCAACGACTGGAGGGACTTCGCAATTGAAGTAGGTCATCATATAGATAATTATACAACTAAACAATATGGAGATAAGGGTGAGGACCAATGCACTGACTTCACCATTCAGGACTTCCTCACTAAAATAAAGAAGTACTGTAACCGTTGCGGGAAGAATGCCCGCTTGGGGCAGGACAAACTTGACATGATGAAGATTGCTCATTACGCGCAAATGGCATATGATAAACTCGACAAGGAATAAATGTATTCCTACGTTTAATAATTCAACACAGCAATCACCCAATGCGGGAGAGGTAAGTTATGACTAAACAAGAAGCAATAGAAAAAGGTGCCAAGTATTACTGTCCTGGTTGTGGTACAGCTTATACTTACATACCCAAATATTGGGATGATAGAGCAAGCTGTGAAGGAGCTTATTTTACACAATGCAAACATTGTGATTGTGATATTATACTTCATTTAGAAGATGATTCAATTGTGAGAGTATAATATGTATAAAACAAAAGCTACCTATGTTCACCCTTCAGGCAACCCTCTCACAGCCAAATACATTATTGTAGGCACTGTTCCAGACAAACTGGACATAATCAAAGGTAAACCGTTCTCTGGTTATGATGGAACTGAACTCACTGAGGATCTTCACAAAGCAGGCATCAGTAGGGGTGACTGCTACTTCACATATGTCATTAAGGATGCTGATCGTCCTCTTGCTTTCTACATAAAACCTCAGTTTAGAAACAAAACCATAACTGGCTACACCATCACGGAGGAGGGCCAGAAATATGTAAACCTCCTCGCAACTGAACTATCCAAATGCACCTCCTCTAATGTTATAATAGCATTAGGAGATGTACCCCTATTCATCTTGGGTGATCGTCAGGGAATTATGAAGTGGAGGGGCTCAGTCATACGTCCCACCCTGATGAACGGTAAGAATTTAATCGGGGCAGTTGATCCTAAAACAATTACAGGTGAGTGGGGGAATTATGGCAACTTTAAGAATCGAAGATTGCTCATCATCGACCTTATCCGCGCTAAGAAAGTGGCTCTTGGAGAGTGGAACTGTATACCACGTTCCATCACTATTAGACCAAGTTTCAATCAATGCTTATTATTCCTTAGGGCCTGCGAACAGTATGGACTCCTAGGTAACATTATCTTCTATGATATCGAAGTGGATATGTTTAACGGTGAGATGACCTGTATATCTCTGGCCTTCACTTCATCCGATGTAATCTCCATTCCGTTCACATGTGAGCACGGAGATTACTTCACACTCCCTCAGGAGATTGAAATCCTACAATTCATCGCACGGATTTTGGAGAATTCTGATATTGAAATAGGTGGACAAAACCTAAGCTTCGACTCCAACTATTTAATGAGAAAGTATGGTATCTGCGTTACCTCGATGCATGATACGATGGTGGCACAGAAAACTCTTCTTCCTGACTACCCCGTAGGATTACATTTCATCTGCTCCACATACACCGATATTCCTTACTACAAGGATGATGGGAAGTATTGGATTAAGGGACAGATTGGAACGTATGAGATGTTCTGGAAATATAATGCAATGGATTCAGTAGTATGTGCTGATGCATTTCCTAAACAGTTAGAAGCGTTGAAGAAACAGGGGAACTACTCAACATACTTGAGGAAGGTGCGTAGTATTCCGGCCTACGTATATATCATGGAGCATGGGATTAAGATTAATCTGGAGACAATGGTTGCAACTTATGACAAACTCAATAGAGACGCTCTTACTGTACTCCAAGAATTGGAGGGAATCGCAGGAACTCACCTAAATCCAAATTCGCCAAAACAAATTGCTTCTTACTTCTATGACACTAAGAGACTTCCAGCTTACAAATCTAAATCTGGTGGACGAAGTACTGATGAGAAAGCTCTCAAGCGAATCTCCCGTAAGGGTTACAAGGAAGCCAAGCTCATCCTTAAATACAGACATCTTATCAAAACTGCTTCCACATTTCTTAACCCTGCCAAAGTTGACACAGATGGTAGAATGCGATGTTCCTACAACCCTGTCGGAACACGTTACGCCCGCGCCTCCTCCTCTGAAAACATTTTCGGCACAGGAAATAATCTCCAGAATCAACCACACGAAGTACTTACCCACTTCGAGGCTGATCCAAACTATGTATTTTATGGCCTTGACCTTAGTCAAGCCGAGAATAGAATCGTCGCTATGGTCGGGCGCATCTCGCAGATGATTGAGTGTTTTGAAACTAAGAAAGACGTTCATAGTTTGGTTGCTACTATCATGGCCAACCTGTACTATGGAGGAAAATTACCTGTGGGCTTTGATCCCAAGAAAACTCTGGCCCCTATTGGTGACGGCACTAAGTGTTGGCGTGACTGGGGCAAAAAAACTGGCCATGCTGCCAACTACAACATCACTTACAAAACCCTCTCCCTGTATAATGAGATACCTGAACGTGACGGAAAGACCATATTAGAAATTTATCACAAAGCTTTTCCTGGAGTCCGAGGAGGCTACCATGCTTACATCCAACAATGCATTAATAAGAACCGAACCCTCCGCAACCTCATGGGACGGATTACTCTTTTCACTGATAAACTCGACGAGTCCCTTTATACTGAGGCATACGCATGTATCCCACAGGGTACCGTTGGAGACGTTATTGATGAGCGAGGGCTCAATTTCATTTACTATAACACAAATCCCTTATTCAAACTTGTGGAGTTGTTGATTCAGGTGCATGATCAGATAGGGTTCCAGATTCCCACCCCTTATCACCCAACTCGTCCTGTGCCATGGGAAGATCATAACGCCATTCTTCAAATGGTCAAGGGATCATTGGAGACTCCACTGTACACCCACTATAAGTATAAGTTTGTCATTCCAGTTGATATCACAATCGGGATATCTCTTAACAAAGACCTTGGTAGGGACTTAAAACAGTTTGATCACAGAACTTTGGAAAGCTGTTACGAAGACCTGTTCTACACAAAGAGAGAGAATTCTCATTACTTAATTGAAGAGGCTAAAGCATGAACTTAAAACAAAAAGAACTTTGGGATTGGCAGATTAAAAATTTCGGAGCACCTAAGGACTCTTTTCCTTTGGAAATGGCTATAGGTATGGGAGAAGAATTAGGTGAAGCTTATCATACTTTACTTAAAGGTATTCAGAAAATTCGTGAAGGAGTTAATGGTGTAGATACAGTTCAACTCACTGATGATATCTTCGATGTGTGGATCTACAGTCTTCAACTCCTCAGCTACTTCAATGTGGATGCTGAAGAAGGATTTAAGGAAACTGTTGAAACAGTCCTTAATCGTGATTGGAAGAAAAATCCTAGTGAGGGGTGAAATGCTACATTCAATAATTCAACACAGCACACGGAGGATATCTAATGGCCATAAAACTAACAGCTAAAATATTAAGTAACATATTAAAATCAATTACTCCTGATTTATCTAATCCTATTTTTAAAGAAGATAATAAATTATTTATAAAATATGATAATATAAAATTTTCTATTAAAATTGATAGGGTAAAAGTAGAATTTTTCTTTAAAGGTGAACTCTTATACATATTAGAAGAAACTTATAACTCAGGTAATGAAATTTATATAAATGGTATAGAGGGGAAAATAGAACTAAGTTTAAAAACTTATGACGAGGATTAATATGGGAATATTTACTAGCAAATTAGAAACTAAAATTCATTTCGTATCGTATATAGCTACTGATGCTGAATTAGATGGTATTATATTAGAAATAATTATACAAGAGGTTGATGGGGGATTTTATATAGGAGAACCTACTATTGAAAAGGTTACTTTAGATATAGGAGATGAGATTATATTATGACCTCTCGCAAACTCTCTAACTGGCTCGACGCCTATCTCGACTACACCTACGAGTCAGAACCTCCTGAAATCTTCCACATATGGACGGGCATCTCCACCGTAGCCTCAGCCCTACAACGTAAGTGTGTTCTGAATTGGGGTCCACTACAATTCTACCCCAACTTATACATCGTACTGGTTGCTCCTTCCGGTAAGGCCCGCAAGGGTACGGCTATGGCCTACGGAAAAAACCTTATGAGTAAGTTGGGAATTAAAATGGCTGCGGAGTCCATCACCCGGGAAGCGCTGGTCAGGGAAATCGAACAAGCTTACGACACCATCATAGACGACGAAACTGGCTCCATGACTTTCCACTCCTCTCTCACAGTCTGCGCTCCAGAACTTGTAGTATTCCTCGGCTATAACCAACAACAGTTGATGATGGACCTGACGGACTGGTTCGATTGTGGGCATGGTCCTGAGGGGCGTTGGACCTATCGTACCAAGACACAGGGTTCAGATGAACTCATTGGTGTGTGGGTTAACTTAATTGGGGCAACTACTCCTGACCTCCTGCGCTCAACCCTCAGTATGGATGCCATAGGTGGTGGCCTAACCTCCCGCATCATATTTGTCTATGCTGCTGATAAAGGTAAGTCATGCCCCACCCCTTTCATCTCTCCTGTGAAAGCAGAACTAGCTGAAGATATCTATTATGATCTGGAACAAATCCGCCTCATGAAGGGGGAGTTCAAATACACTAAGGAATTTATAAGTCTTTGGACCGACTGGTATACTGCTCAGGAAGGGAAGGAAATCTTCAAAGAACATTCTCTCCAACCCTACTGTGAACGGCGCCCTGTTCACATCATGAAACTCAGCATGGTAATGTCTGCCTGCCGTAACTCAAAGATGATCGTCAATGAGGCTGACCTAAGTAAAGCAATTACTCTCCTTGAACACACTGAACGCTTCATGCCTAGAGTCTTTTCCGGTATCGGTAAATCTCCACATGCCGAAGTAATTTCTAAAATCATGACTGAGATTGGTCTGCAGGGTAAGGTTGCTAAGTCCACTCTTATGGCTAAATTCTACAACGATGCAGACGATAGGGCCCTCAACCTTATGATTGAGACGTTGAAAACCATGAAGTTCCTTAACGTCATCTACGACGCTATGGGTAACGAGATTCTCGTCCACTGTAAGACAGGTTCAGGAGGTCAGAATGAAAGCTTTAATTGATCTCCTCCACATCCTCCTGTGCCAACAAGAACACACCTACGACGTGATGCGTATTACTACTCGCCAACCCCACGATTCCTACTGCTACTTCTACATCGAGAACGACATTGCAGATGGAGAATCTATGCCTGACCATGTACAGTGGAAGAGTATTACAGATAAGTTCAAAACCTCCTTATCACTCAGGAGTGACGAGGAGGCTATAAACTTTCTCAGGGATTTAATCAAGTTGAGTCAAGACAGTAAGAAGTTGTCCGGTGGGAACATAAACAGGTTGCAATTCATTCAGTCAATTTTATCTTAAAGGAGATTAGTTATGACTACAGATATTTATGTACACGTGGAATATGATATAGTTAAAGATTTATTTAAGGTAGATTCAAATACTAGAGAACCTAAAGATATCATAATGAATTTTATAAGAATTCAAATGGGGGCAGGTAAAGATAACACACCTGCTAATATACAAGATATTTATAATATAAAAGTTCATCTTGATCTATCAGAAGATATCTTTACCTGTACTTATGACTGTGGTAATAAGGAATTAAGAGAAGGAATATTAATGAGATATGTAGAATCTTAAAACCCCTCAGTACTGAGTCCTCCTTCTAGTCCTCCATCTAACTGTGGTGGCCTAGGAGGAGTTCCCTTACCAGCCTTCACATATATGCCAAGTAGGATCTCATACCAATCTCCACCATTACTACTAGTCCTTATACTCTTCGCAATCTGATTGGTCATAGGAATTCCGAATCCCAATCCCAATACCTTACCAACTAATAGTTTGGTCTGCAACTTCTCCTTATCAGTCATATACTCCCAGTCCAAACTCTTCACTGCAGCCTCTAATGCTTCAGGTGCCTGAGTTGCCAATTCCCCTAACGGACCTAATAAACTAGTACTATACTTAGCACTACCACCAATGATAGGAATGACTTCCAAAAATTCCATCATGGCCTTAGCCACAGCTGTCCTATCAGAATCCCCTTCACCTTTACTTTCCCCAAACGCTTGAATAGGTGAAGGATTCGGAGCATCTATTCCGGCCAACTGAAATGTCATATTGACCAACGCAGCACCTGTTAAATATCTGAGTACTCTCTTAGTCTGTACAGTCTTAGTTATGTCTGGATTCTTAATCCCCAATAGATCCCGTGCAATGAAGTTAAAATCAGCTATAGCATACGTCTGCAACATCGTCAGCCACTTCACACTACTTACGCTCTGTATAGGACTCACCGCACCCCTGATTCCTGCACCCTGAGTTTTCATAACTAAGTCATCTGCCCACTGCACAGCCTTCCCTTCATCCAACTTCAGAACCCTCTTAGCATACCCATACCCTGCATTCCATCCACTCTCTGCTACCATAGCATCAACAAAGTTCATTGGGGCAGAAGTAATATCATAAGCCATTTTCCTCACACCTACCACCTTACCCAGGCTCATAGCCTCAGCTATCTCGGTCAGGATTAACTCGGCACTTCTTACACTAAGTACATTAGATTTCAGTGCTGCTTCAGTCTTTCCTCTAAGCATGGGTTTCTCTAACATCATCTTACCCACGCCACTAATAACATCCCTAAATGTAGTAAGACTAGCAACTCCCTTGAGTGCCGTCGGCTGAACCATTACTGTGCGGAGATTCCCAAAGATCATACCTGCTACTACATTTTTATGTAGGGTGGAGAATCCTCTAGCCACCGTAGGCAACTTTGAGGTGAGTGCAGCAGTTGAAGGATCAATACCTAAAATTTCATCTGACCATTCCAACAAAAGTTTTCCTAATCCAGGATTCCTGTCCATCAACCTGAAACCTTTCTTTAACTTCACCCCTTTCACCTTCACAGGCCCAACCGCAGCTTCCTTCGCCAGTGCTGCAATTGGTGCTACATGAATCTCCTTCATGGCATAGCCCATGTAAGTCTCGAAGGCATTAAATATGTCTAATTCTAGGGGAATATCTGTAATCTTCCTTGGCTTATCGAATGGAAAGAAAGTTCCTTTAAAGTTCTGCAATGCTCCGTTAATCTTCGAAGGTGGGGCAGTCAACAATGAGTCGTTGACTCCAGCTTTCCTTAGAGCATTCTGCTTGTGAATAAATGGGAAGTAATTATCTAATTTCGGCAGGGGCTTAAGTCCTATATGACTCCTAACATAATTAATTCTATCCCACAACTTATCATACCTCTCCCTCATCTGTGTAATGACCTCAGCCATCTTAGGTGTTAAGGGTGGAATCTCTTTAATCCCATCAGCAGCCAATGCACTTAATCCACCCTTCTGATCTGCAATAGCATTGATGGACACAGCGCGGCGTTCCTCAGTGGTGAGGGTCTTAGCAAAGTCCTTAACCTCCTTCACCACAACCCTACGTTCTTTCTCAGAATCTGTTAACTTAGCTAACCACTTATCAAAAAACTCTTCCTTAACTCCCTTACCATATCTCTCAAATGCATGAATACGGGTCTCAGTTCCTGCCATGAACTTACCCAATGGACTCGTCCCCCACTCTAACTTACGTGCGGAGTGAATTGCCTGAAATGTTTTAGCTGTCAGTGGTACATTCTTACGCCCCTTACTATTAGTACTGTTTCTATGCATCACTACAGTACTGGGATCAGGATTAATGATCCCTTCAATAATAGGATCAGCTTTCCTAACTTCATCCTGCATTTGTGGTAGCTGCAACATCTGCTCCATTATCTTCCTTGCAGTCTCAGGTTCCACTCCTATCATATCCAGCATTTCTTCTACTGACTTACCTAGGGACTTAGCCTTCTCCTCAATCCGTTTAAGCTTATCCGCTGCAATCTTAAGGTCCGTAACATCTACAGAACCTCTCTCATTATTAAACACATCCCACAGATTCCTAGTACCAGTATCACTAAGTTCCCAATAAGGAGAATCTTCATCAGTAAGACGTTCTGTGCTTCGATCTCTCTTACCACCTTCTCCAACTTCTTCCAATGAGTCCCAGGCATAATCTTCTAGCTCCTTAAATTCAGGTTCTATATACCAACGTTTGGTCAACGGATCTTGCGTAGGTCTACCCAACGTTCCAGTTTCTGCAGCGTACTCAACCAGCTCTTCGTAAGTTTTAAAAGTTGCATACTTATCATCTACAATGGCAAGGTCTGATTCCTTCATAGGTGTCTTTGTTTGATGCTTTTGTACTATATTAAAATCTTTCTTATTAAATACTCTGATAACACTAGCCCCATCTTCAACTTGCCAATTACCTTTATAACCTAGATCCTCCAAAGTAAACTTGCTAGCAGGTCTTTCATATACAGCATAGTTACCATCTTCTAAAGACTTCCTTAACATACCTTCATTAATAATATTATACTTCTTTTTATATTCCTTAATAAAAGCTTCTACATGTTCAGGATTCCTAGCATCAAATATTTTATCTTTGGGTATTTTTACTTCATGAATATTCTTACCAAATTTACTTGCTACTTTAGGATCTTCTGTAGCAAAATATCCTCTATGTCCATCAGGCATATCAGCAGAAGATTTAAGTCTAACATTATTACCATGGTATAAGGTATAAGAATTTTCCTGCGTTAAATTATTAAACGCAGCATCCTCATTCAACTTCTCTACCTTCTTAGTCTTCCACTGTGAATACATCTGCTGAAGGTCTTGAGCTGTACGTGCCTTAACTTTAGGAGTCTCAGGAACTTTAGTCTCCTCTGCCAACTTCTCAGCAGCTTTCCTCTCCTCCAACTTCTGCTTAAGATCACTTCTGATTTGACGTAAGTCTTGTTCCTTCACAAAATTCAGAGGAAGTACTGGAGTCTCAATCGTTGGGAGACCCTTAGGTTCTAACAACATTTCTGGTGAAGCCTGTCCTACATACTTCTCCGCTACTTGTTCTCTACTCAGAACAGGTTCCTTAAGAGCTGAAGTAATCTTATCAAATTTAGTCTTAACTTCAACTGGGTCTGTAGTCAGGGTTTGAAAATTTCCTTTAGTCTCTCCATCTCGCCATTCATGAACAGTGATTTCTCCAATCTTGTTGGGTCCCAGATATTCCATCTGAGGAGAAATTTCCCTACCTACCTCCTCAGGAGTTTTAATCTGCTCAACTGGTTTAAGTCCTTCTTGAACTTCCTCAACAGGTAGAATCTCTGAAGGTTTATTAACTTGATTAATATCCTGTAATATAGGAGCCTGAGCATCTCGTTCCTCCTTAAGTTTCTGAACTAACTTACGCACCTTACCTTCGGCCTTAGATATCTTATTCATATCCAGAGTCCCAATATCTTCACCATGGTCCCTTACCACGTCTAGGGCTTTCTGATAAGAAGCTCTCCTAGGACCCGTCCTCTTGTCTACTTCCTTCTGTAACCCTTCCAAGATGAATTGATTCTCAGGAAACTTAGCAACAGGAACTTCACCCTTCTTAACTTCTGGCTTAAGTTTTCCTACTTGACTCAACACATCTGTAAGTATATCAGGTTTAACATCAGGAGTAGCAACTTTAACTTCTTCAATCTCCTTCGGAGTTAGTTTCTCCCCTCTCTTAATCTTCTTAGCCACATGAGGCAATCCTACCAGAGCTGAATCAAACACAAACTGACCTGCCTTAACTTGTTCATCTGAGCCCCCTAGGGCCTTAACTCCAGTCTCAATTCCTTCATGTGCAACTGTAAATGGACTAGCTGCAACTTCAGCCACAGTCTGACCAAATCTACTCTTAGGTTTAAATGAGAAGGATTCCATAAAGGAGTCCATCCCCTCCTTCGCTGCAGCCAAGCCGGCTGTAGGTTTACCTGCTAATACACCTCCCAATACAGTTGGAGCTTGACTAAGTACAGCAGGGATGAAACTCGCAGCACCACTAATCACTGCACCAGGCCCTTCAACAAGTCCCTGAGCCACATCAGCACCCTCTCTAAGCAGGGTCTGTCCAGCTTCCTTTAACATCGGAACTAAATCTCTTGTCTGGGGGACATCGACAGAGGGGTTAGTAGATGTTAATTGAGGAATAGGTTGCTGGACAGATTTATCTATTCCGCTCTCCGTAGGAGCACTATACTTCTGCCAAGGACTTACACCTTCACTTTCTTTATTATACTTCTCCCACGGATTACTCATTACATTTTCTCCCAGTTGTTTGGATCAGCAGGATTGCCACCCTTGAATTTATACCCACTATCAACAGTGCCTACAGGAGGGGTACCACCAGGATCAGCACCTGCCTCCTTAGACTCTTTCGGCACCTTGACTAATTCCTTCTTACCTGTAAAAGGAACCTTCCAACTTCCAATAGTCAAAGGTGGTGTGACCTGCTCAACAAACTCTGCTTCTGGATTCTGCTTGTTATACAAATCCTTATACACCTGTAGGGTCTCAGAATCAACTTCTCTCCCAGCAACTTTACCAGTTTGCAGCACAGTTTCATACCCAGCTAACTTACTATCCCTAGCATTTAACTTATCACCCAACAGTACATCTCGTAGCATAGCAGTATTAGGATCTTCTATAGCTCCCCATCCTGCAGGAGGCGGATTGTTACCAGTAAAATATCTAGGTAAACCATCAGGACTTTGAAACCATCTGCCACCAGGATCTGCTCCTCCACCTACTGGAGCCTTATAAGCATCAACCTGTCCTACTACTTCACCGTTAACTATACGATCTTTAACTAACTTCCCATCCTTAACATACTCAGAACTAAGAGTTGTTGTTGGCCGTTGTGCAGCAGCTTCAGGTCGATTCATCAATTCTAACAACCTCAGTTGTCTATCCTTCTCCTGATCCAACTCCCTACCTTTTAGTGCCCTAATATCAGTCGCTCCTCCCAACAACATACTTAAACTCTTCGCGTCTAGCCCTCTTAGGTCCATCCCACCATCAGATGGAGCTACCCCAAAAGGGCTTTGGGAAAAGGGACAGAGTGTCCTCCTGTTTGTGTAGAGTTTGTTTGCATTTCAGCAAGTTGATTAGTTCCAAACTTTTGTACATTTGGACTATTCTTAATCGTAGTAGTAGTTCCGGTCGGACTAACAGAAGTTGTAAGACCATCAATCCCATCTTGACCCACCGGAGTAACACCTTTAAAAGTGTCCATGATATTCTGAAGTCCTGGATTAGAAGTCTGTTGTTGCTGGTAAGGTTGTACTCCTTGCAGCATCCCCTGTCCACCACCTAAAGTCTGCTGAAGGTTTACAGGCATCTGAGTACTTGCAGCATTCTGAGGATTCCCTCCTCCCAACAACTGTCTCAACAACTGCTCAGTTGAATTTTGCCCCTGAACATTTTGAATAATTTGCGAAGGATCTAACGCCTCACCTACTGATCCACCCCTACCCAACGTACTCCCTGCTTGACCTAACAGTTGAAGAAAGTTAGGATTTTGTAACAACTCTGTAAATCCAGCCATAATTTACTCCCTGTGTTTAATAATTTAACATAGCAATTTATGCAAAGGCTCCAGCCAATCCACCTATAACAGCACCAGCTACAGCCCCAATAGCTGTACCTACCACAGGAACAGCACTACCTACTGTAGCCCCCATTGCAGCACCACTCAATGCACCTCCTAAAACTTTAGTAGAAGTACTAGGACCTCCATCACCTGCAACGGACTTAGAAGTCTGTGCCGCTTGCATGGCTCCAAGTGCTGCTCTCTCATGATCAAGTACGGTGAATGGCCAAAGAGTATTCTTTGCATACATGGCATACTTCTGTTCATTAATATCTAAAGTCCCAGCCATATACATCTGTACTGTTTGTGCATACATCTGAACAATTCCCTTATTCCATTCCAAGGTAGTCTTCCATCTATCAAGGGCCACTGGAATCATAGTATACTTAAGTCCTGCACTAAATTTACTCAATGACTTAACTCGGGAAATCTCAATGTTAGACTTACCTATAACAAATGTACTACTCATAACAGCATTAAGATCCCTGGCACCAGTCATAAGACGTGGATAAGAGTTGACCTCAATCTCTTCATCCATCAACTTACCCTCAGCTACAACTAGGGCCTTGATCTCAGCCGAGTTAACAGTCTCAGTAAATATATCTGAGTACAACTTATCTACATTCACATCCTGCATGTAGGTCTTATGCTTACCAAACATAGACCCATATGCAGCTATAGACATTCCAGCACCGAGAAAAATACTATTAACATCCAGGGGTGTAAATACTTTAAACGGAGAACTTCCTATAATCTTATCCCTATGAGCAACAATAAGATCTAAAAACTTCGTATGCTTAGCTTCTACATAAGGAGCGTATCTGATTGTATTAGTCTGGTTCCCACTACTACTCCCTCCTCCACCACTACTACCCATAACATTCTCCTTATATATTTACAGAATAATTCTTACTTCTTTCACTCATCCCGTAACGTTCAGCCAGTTGCACAATCCTTGGATTCATTGTAGTCATACAAATCTCTGTACAATTCATCTTCTTCGCATACTGATAGACAGCTGTAGATTCCTTGACCCAACTCTCCTCTGTACCCAACACAAATGAGTACATAGTCCTGAACACCATCTTCTTTACCTTACTTATTATATCATACATGAAGGAGACAATTAGGATTCTCAATATCTTACCATCCTCTACACTCATAATACACTGAGCTTTGTCATTCAACAGATCCAGCAATAAGTTCACACTATACTCTGGCACATCCTTCTCCTGCACCATATCTGCCTTAACCGCTGAGAACTTAATACTTTCCCAATGATCTTTAATTTGTGTAGAAGCTAACTTAACTATCATCTCATCCCCCCCCCCTGTTACTTAATAGTTATAGTGTCCAAGAAACTGAATCCATGCACTACACCGTTGATAGTTATGGATTCTATCTTCTGAATCTCGCCTTTAAATTTAAATCTAAACTCCCTACCAAAGCAGGGTAAGTGGACAACTCCAAAGGGATTAACATATTTCCAAGGTGTAGATACAAATTGATCCTTAACTTTGATTCTGTACTCAATCGCAGCTTGGAGTTCTGTAGGATCATCTACCTCAACAATTAACTCAAATATTGTCTTTTCCTTCGGAGTTCCCATATCATAAGTATCTGTGACAATACTAAAGGTGGGAATCTCTATCTCTCCTGGAGCTACCACAAACATAGTATGATCTTGCCATTTAATTCCTGTGACATTATTAGGTCCGACTCCAAAACTATCAGAATCCTCCGAGTAGATGAAACCCTTAACACCATTACAAATATATATTAACTTATTATAGCTGTCATAAGACATTACTATATCATCTACATCTAAAAGAAATTCAGAATACCCTAGCTTAGTTACAATATTATCCAGAGAAATTTTATAAAGACTATTATTGTTAGCTACAAAATAATGAGCATCTCCAGTATTCACCAGGGCATGCTTGCTCTTAATCCCAATATTGGCAACTCTCTTACTTCCCCAGTAAACTCCACTGGCACTTAGCCTGACAATCCCGTTAGCCCCGTACACATAAACAATTTCTGAATTCCCTAACCTCTCAATTCCATAAACATACCCATTAAAATCTATAGGCATCTTACCTGCAACATTATCCTTACCAATATTAAAATCAAGTGCACCTATGTTTGACCATGCTACTGCATTCTCATCTGGATGCTCCAACGTGTAGAAAGCCTGAGCTTTAAATCCCTGTCTGTTGGGCCCTCTTGCAATAATTAAAGGATTAGTAAATACAGAATAACTCCCAAATCCTAATCCTGAATAGAGAGTTGTTCCGAATTCGTCAAAGTTACCATACGCACCTATGCCAATTCCAGGAACATACTTATCTGCTTCAAATCTTAAATCGATAAGTATGTCTAGGTCTGGAATTCTAAACTTAGTATGATAAGAACTAAATACTGCATGACCTCGGAGAATCATAACAGATTTACTTCTGGAAATATTAGCCTGGACTTCAGCAGAATAAACTCCTAACTTTTTATCTCCGAGTATATAACTTCCTAGAAGAATATTTCCAAGCATAATTTCTTATCCGTTAATAAGTTTACTGTTATGTGATTGAGTCATAAGACATATCATATGCTGAAGCATCTTATCAGGTTTAGGCTCCACCTTACCATCATTAACTTCACACAAACCATTTCTGAGACTCTCAGTAGCTTGCTGATTTCCTTCAAGGAAGCGGAGCATTTTCAAACTAATATCATACGACAGTAGGTCCATACAAGCCTTAACAATTAAAGGTTCCTTTCCCTCAGGAGTATCATAAAGTTGTTCGAGCCAAGCTATGCAACCCTCCTCACCATCCCAACACTTCTGAGGACACCCTGACTTTCTGAACTTATAAATATTCCTAATACATGGAGGATTAATCTTAGTCATTATTCACCCCTATGAATCCAGGCAGAGATTTAATATACTCATATGCACAAGCAAGAGGATTACTCCTTCCCATCATCTGAGACTTTTCAAAATACTTTCGATAAGTATTAAGTCGTTTGGCTTCTTCCATAAGATCTAAGTCCTGCTGCTGTACAGATTCCTTATACTTCAATATCAACTTCTCATATTCCATTAGGGCATTCTCATAAGCATTAATCTCTGGCTGAGGAGTTGAAGGTGTCCACATTGGAACTAATTTCTCTCTCTCCTTACACAACTCAGGATAGACAGGAGAGGGAATTTCCTTCTTATGTTTCTCTATATAATTCTGAATCTCACCCTCTTCAGTAATAATAAAAGTCACGTCATTGAATATAGTAGGTCCCTCTTTCTTATCAAATGTACTTAGAACAAAAGATACTATTTTATTCTCTACATCAACCTGAAGATTAGTGATCTTAGAGTAAAAATCTTTCTGAATAAATCCTTGAAGTGCCATAACAAACCTCTTTATAATTAATTTTTAGTACATCTAATGACTGTCATGTATCGAGGACTGTAAGTAGACTGTCCAACTACATGAGTCGTAGGTCCACCATACCCAGTATTCCCTGTTCCTGATGCACCTGAACTTGCTGTATGAGAATGTGCTTGACCACTACCTGCAGTGCTAGTATTAGCTGTTCCTACATTTACTGTGTGATCTCCGTAACTTCCACTGGCCCCATAATATGCTAATGTAGCTCTAGTATAAGAATGTGCATGTACAGCAAGTTGTGCAACAGTAAGAATGTGCCCATTAACTATAACAGTATGACTATGATTTGGCCCACTATGTAAATGCGTAGCATGTGCTGCAACTGTAATTCCAGTAGTGAAAGTAGTAGGTGTAGCTGTACCACCAGTACCATATGAATTTCCTATGATAATACTTCTAGGAGTACTCCAACTACTGTCCAACGTCCATCCAGAAGGGGCTGATGCTTGAGGAAATAATAGGGCTGTCCCAGATGCAAATGCCTCAGGAATAAATACCTTGTTGGTTGCTAGTAACCATCCGCCTCCACCACTATCCAGTGAGCTGTCATAGAAAATAGTACTATAAAGTCCTGCTGTTATATCTCCAGAAACACATTCACTGTAAACACCCTGAGCATATTTGAATACCTTTTTACTTGCTAAAGCATTAACTCCTAACACACTTGCCCCAGTACTGGCATTAACAAACTTAATATTAAAAGCCATTCCAGTAGCATACTCAGTTACTGCAGGATCGAGGGTAGCTGTGTAAGTGTTGGTGCCTGTAGCAATTCCAAAACAAAGTAAGTTGTTCTGTGACAATACCTCAATCTCATTCACTTTCCCTGCAGTAAGAACTGCTGCTATATTATCCCCTGCTGACCAACTCTTAGCAGTAGTACCTTCTTGTGCCCTAGCAATACTGAAAGTGTCTCCTGAGGTTAGTGTAACTTTAACTAACTCTCTATCAGGATCAAGTGAAGGAGAAGGATATGCTGATCCCCACAAAGCACCCATGAAGTAACCTGTGGCAGGAAACTTAGTTCCTTCAGCAGAAGTTACAACTAATGAAGTGTCAGATGAATTAATCCCATCATTCAGAAGTGAAGAAGCAAAATTCTTATTTTTCAAAATAGCCATAATAATTTAGCTCCTTAGTTAACTAGTAACTATGTCCTCACCAGTCAGCATTATATTACTAACTGTGAGAGCTGCTCCGTCAGCTACAGTTTGAGTTCCATTAGCATCAAGCCAAGTAATAACTGCATCTGTGAAATCATCTCCTGCTGTGCTGTCAGTAGAATCATTATAAATGATTGCCCCAACAGTAGCCAACGCCCCACCTGATGCTGTCCACTGAGCATTGAGAAAAGTGACTTCTGCACGATCTTCAGTATTATCAGTCGTAACTGCATCCAACGTAAGAGTAATTCCTCCTGCTGTATAGCCATTTCCAGTAGGTAACTCATATGAACTTACATCCGTGTATGCACGATGATTATCCTTGTCAAAAACAAATCCTTGATCCATCAAGATCATTTTGAAAGTATCAGTCAGAGCATTAATCTGCCCTTTCCACAACATACTTTTGACACTATTAGCAATTTGATTCATCTATCAATCTCCCAAGTTATACCCTGCATTTGGAGCACCTATAAGAATTTGCCCGTTGTAATTACATATAGCCATAGCCGTAGGCACATCTGCTTCTG